GTTGGTGGCCTGGCCGGTTTCCTTGGCGACCGTCACCAGCGCTTTTGCCTTCATGAAGCCCTGCGGCTTGCCGTTGCCGTCGCCCCACATCACGGCGTCGGAGGCTTTCCAGTTGATGGAGCGGGCGGCCTGCACGGTGAGACGGTTGTTGAGGCGGGGCGCATCCTGCAGCAACTCGCTGGTGGCGCCGCAGAACGCATAGAGCTCGTGCAACTGCAGCAGCTCGCCAGAGATGGCGAATTTCGTCGCCGTCATCAGGGCCGACTCGGCGCGCCAGGCGGCCTGGACGCCGGTGCCGCCCCACGGCGTGGTTTCATCCTTGCCGATGCCGATGGCGTTGGAATTGGTCGGCTCCTGGCCGCACAGCCGCATCAGATCGTTGTCCGGAAACGCCAGCTCCCAGATCTGGGTGCGGTAATCGGTCGGAACCAAAACGCCTTCGCCGGAAGAGCCCTGGTTCTGATGAAAGTTCGATGGCGCGGCCGCCACCAGCCGGTGCTCCTCGCCGAGCGCGGCAAGCCTGGGATCGATGCCCATGCCGACGACCTGGTTGCGAACCGAGACCGCGAAGTCCGCGAGATTGTGGAAACAGCCGGTGGTGACCGGATTGAGATCGTTGACAATGATCGCGCGGGCGGCCGTGGCGCTGAACAGCGTGGCGCGGCGCGCCTTCTTTTCCTCGGCCGCGATTTCCTTGTCCATCGCCTCGACTTCGGTCGCGAGCGCCTCGAGCTCGGTTTCGAGCGCGGTGAGCTGGGCGGCCTCAGTCTCGGTCAACGACGCCTTGTCGAGCAGCGCGTTGAGCGCGGTTTCCTTGTTTTTGCCGAGCTTCGCTCTGTCGGCGCGGTCCTGGCGCATCTTGTTGAGGTTTCTACGCATCGATTTTACTCCTAGGTGGTGATGAGGTGCCGGGAAAGACATGCTCGTCGAGCACGCGATCCCGGCGGACGCGTGCGTGAGCGACAAAGAGGTGTGATCCGGATCAGTCGAACAGCGCCGAGGCGCGTTTGCGCGAGCTGCGCGCCTGCGCGCCCTGCGCCAGCGCGGCGATGGTTTCGTCCAGCGTGGCAACGCGATCGGCCATGCCGCGTTTGACCGCCTCGCCGGCGGCGAACATGCGGCCCTGGCCGAAATTGTCGCGGACATTGGTCTGCGAGGTGCGCCGGCCCGATGCCACCGCCTTGATGAATTCCTCGCCGGCATCGCTGACGCGAGACTGCAGGTGCGCCATGGTGTCCTCGGACAACGGGCCGAACGGCGCGGTCTCGTTCTTGTTGGCCGCCGATTTCACCACCGTGACCTTGATGCCCATGCTGGCCAGCGCCTCGGAGACGTCCATGTGCATCACCATGGCGCCGATCGAGCCGACGTCGGAGCCCGGCGTCACGTTGAACTGGGTCGCCTGCGAGCCGATCCAGTAGGCCGCCGAGGCCGTCAGCGCGTTGGCGACGGCGTGCACCGGCTTCTTTTCGGCCGCGGCCTTGACCTCGGCGGCGGTCTCAGCGGTACCGGCGACGGTGCCGCCGGGGCTGTCGATGTCGAGCACGATCGCCGCGACCTCGGGATCGTTGGCGGCCGACCGGATCTGGCTGCGGAGCGTGTCCATGCCCTGCCACGAACCATAGGCGCTGCGGGCGCCACGGGGCACCAGCATGCCCTGGATCGGAATCACGGAGATACTGCCCTGGCGCGCCGGGGCGCTGCCGGCGGCCGCCTGAAGGCTCTCCCTGAGGATAAAACGGGCGAGATAATCGGAATTGAGCGCCACGACCGGATCGAACGACGCCAGATGCGCCAGCAGATCGTCAACCGCCATCATTCCCGGGCTTCTTGCCCGGAGCAGGGTTGTCGTCCCCGGAATCACTTCCGTCGTCGGTTCCTTGGTCGGTTCCTTGGCCATTGGTCGTCCCTGAGGTCACGGGGTTGTTGTAGTCGTCGCCGCCTGTGCCTGGCGGCCGCGGGTTGGCATTTTCCTTGCGCAGGATGTCGTTGGCGGAGAGCCACTCGCCCTGCCGACCGATCAGATAGGCGCGGTACCGCGTCAGGAGGTCGCCGCGCAAAAGCCCCGCGAAATTGAATTCGGCGAACAGCTTGCCGGCGTCGTTGTCGAGCAAAAGGTCCTTTTCGGCGCCCTGCTCGGTCGCGATCGCCAGCTGCGCCAGGCAATAGGTGACGAAATCCTGGCCCTGCTGCTCGATATTGGTGAAGGTGGCGCGATCGAGCCGGCCGGCGCGATGCGGCGGAAAACTCCAGAGCCCGAAAATGTCGGTATCGGCGCCCTTCTCGGTCTCGAGCAGCTGGGCCTCGGCGTTGGTGACCTTGATCGGGCTGTATTTGACGCCGTGGGTCAGCAATCTGTCTTTGTGGCGGTTGCGCCCGGTGCCGGCCTCGCGCCAGTTTTCCAGAAAGCTATTGCGATCGGCCTTGTCCTTGAAGTCGCCGGGGTGCTCGAGCGTGCCGCCGCTCTGGCCGGAATTGAGAAACCAGATGTCGCCGTATTCGTGCACGGCGATGGCGCGGCCGAACACTTCGCGCGCCGATTCCCAGATGCCCTCGCCGCGCAGCCCGTCGTCGGTCAGGGGATTGCCGCGCAGATGCCAGATCTCGTCGTCACGGAAGGTCTCGTTGCCGACGGCGCCGAGCTTGCGGAAAACATAATAGACCCGGCCGTCGTCGCGCGCCTCGATTTTCACCAACAGCCGCGGGCTCTTGATCTCGAGCGAACCGATCGCGTAGTCATCGCCCGGCAGGATCCGGACATAGGCGTTACGGAAATACGCCAGGTGCCAGGCGATCTCGCCGATGAATTCCGCCGGCGTCTGTCGCCAGTTCGGCCGCTTGCCGAGCAGGATCGACAGCGGATGGTCCGGCATGGCGGTCCGGGTGTTGTCACTGCCCTTCTCGAACACCATGAACGGCAGCGACGACATCGCGCCGGACAGACCGAACCGCACCGACTGGACGGCGCCGAGCTGCGACACCCGCTTTTCGGTGACATTGACGCCGGAAACCGAGATCGATCCCGAATCGGCCCACCAGCGCGGGTCGAGCGGATCGCGCGGGCCATCGCCAAGGATCTTGTCGGCCATCGCGCTCAGCGCGAGGCCTAGACTTGAACGCAACCCCATCTAGACCACCGTCAGGATGTCGGCGGAGGTGATGATCTTCGGATCAGCCGTCATGAATCGCGCCTTCGCCATGATATGCGCCACCGGCCCGTCGATCTTGTTCTCGACGCGCTCTTTGCGCGGGTAGACGTTGTCCTTGGCGTCGGCTTTCGCCACCACGTTGGACAGCATCCAGGTGAAGACGTCGTCGCCGTCATGCGCGATCTGGCGCGCGCGGATCTCGGCTTCCATCTGCTTCATCGGTTCGGAGAAATTCAGAACCAGCGGCCGCACCTCGATGACCGGGATGCCCTCGCGCATCAGCTCGGAGACCATCATCATGGCCTGGTGGGGATCGAACGCGACCTCCTCGAGCTGGTAATTGTCCCTGATGTCGAGAATGGTCTCCTTGATCTCGACGTAGTCGATCATCTCGCCGTCGGTCTGGGTGATCAGGTCCTTGGTCAGCCAGTCCTGGTAGTGTTCGTTCTCCGGCAGCTCGATGGTCTTCTCGGGCAGGAAGTATTTGCCGAAGCGGACAAACTTGAAGCGCTTCGCGATCAGCCGCTCGGCCGCCGGGCACTGGCATTGCGCCAGCTCGAACACGATCTCGATCGCGGCGATGTCGACCTTTGACGCGAGATCGAGGCCTATCTTGCAGGGCTGGTTCTTGAAGTCCTCGAGCTTGATGCCGGGTTGCGCGCACTCGATCCAGCGCTGCACGTTGAAATAGGCGGCGCGCGACTGCACCCACATATTGAGGTGCTTGGTCTTGAAGGCGCCGGCCTTGCGGGCGTTGTTGACCGCCTCGCGCTGGCGCGCCAGCAGGAATTCGCCTTTGACGCTGACGTCGAAATTCGGGTTGGCCTTGCGTAGCGCTGATTCCGAGGTCCATTTGTCCTTGGCGTCGACGGTATAGATCAGCGCGAACAGCTCTTCGTTGCGCACCGCGCCCTCGAGCATCCGCTCGGCTTCTTTCAGCGCCGCATAACAAGGCCCGGCCAGGTTGTCGCCGGCGGTGGTGATGATCAGCGACATCGGCTGCTCGCGGGCGCCCATGCCGGTTTCCATGGTCTCCACCATGTCGTCGGTATCGTGCTCGTGATACTCGTCGACGATCGACATCGAGGGCGACGCGCCGTCGCCGGGATTGCCGATGATCGGTTCGAACCTGGAGCCGTTGCCGAGGATATGCAGGTTCGAGGCGGTGACCGACAGGCCATAGGCGGACTGCAGCGCGGTGGTGCGCAGCGCCATCAGGCGCGCGGGGCGGAACACTTCCCAGGCCTGCTTCTCGGTGGTGGCGCCGGAGTAGATCTCGGCGCCGTGCTCGCCATCGGCGCAGAGCATATAGAGACCGATCGCCGCGGCCCAGGTCGACTTGGCGTTCTTGCGCGGTTCGAAGATCAGCGCGCGGCGGAACCGCCTGAGGTTATCGTGCTTGCGGACCCAGCCGAACAGGCAGACGGTCTTGAAGCACTGCCAGGCCTCGAGCTTGAGGCGCTGCTTCTCGCGGGCCCACTCGCCCTTGGTGTGGGGCAGCAGCTCGACGAATTTGCAGACCTTCTCGGCCTTGCCGACGTCGAAGCGGTAGGGATAGTCTTTCTTCTTCGCCTTCTCGAGATCGGTCAGGTGCCGCTTGCAGGCGAGCCGGATCCATTTGCAGGCCGGGATCTTCTTGCCGACGACGGCCTTGGCATAGGCGATCGCAGCATCAACGTGCGGCTGATCGGACATGGCGGCCTAAAGGCTTCTGAAGGGATTGTCCTCCCGCGGCGTGTTGACGGAAACCTTGGAGCGCGCCGCCGGCGTCAGGCCGAGCTCGCAGAGCAGAGACTGCGCGTGCCGCATGGCCTCGTTGCGCTGGCCCACGCTCGGATGGGAGCGGATAACGGTCGGACCGTCTTCCGATGTGCTTTCGTAAATGCGGCCCGAGTCCTCGACCAGCGCTGTGGTGATCTCGACCTCCTCGAGGCGGGAGGCGCACAGCGTGATGATGCCGGTGTCGGCCGAGGACGCGATGCCCATGCCGTCGAGGATCGTCACCAGGTTCTGGAAGATCTCCGCGCCGCGCGTCGTCAGCCAGTCCGGCGCGATCGGCAGATCCTTCGGCGCCGCCGGCGCGTCCGGATTCATCCTGCAGGGTTGATCGGTGCCCGACACAACCTTCAGATGGTCAGGCTTGCGCTTCCGACCCGCCATGCGCGAAATCCGGGTTTTTTGTCTTCAAATTGCACGCTCAAAAATTTCCCCCCGGAACCGGTCCGAAGCGATTTTCTCGCAGCTATTCACATACCCCCCCCCCACGGCAGGCGCGCACACATCGAAGCCAAACACGCCGCTGATCATCAGCGACGATGGCCGCGCATGCTGTGTGTCAACTCGATCGCCGTTGCGCTGTTGAGCCATAGGTCTTGCTTCCTGATCTTGCGTTGTTCGAACAGCGCTTCGAGACGCTGCTTGACGACGTCGTGATGCCACTTGCATGACGACTGCCACAGTTGCGAATTCCAGAACTTGATCATGTCGCGCTTATGCGGTTCGACGTGATCGACCAGCACGGCAACGACAACCTTGCCGATGGCCTGGCACCCGACACACAATGGATGCAGACGAAGGTGTGTCTTGGCTGCCTTGTCCCATTGCGCGGTGTAGCCACGCGCCCTGGCAGAACCACGCAGAACCTTTGACCCTCCTTTTCCAGGAGGGTCAGCGGCGCGGTAGGGCCGGTGAACCGGCGGCAACGATGGCATCAACAGTCGAGGACGGCGCAGGTGTATCCGTTGAGCAGGACGCCGTTGATGATGGCGGCAGCCAGGTGATCCGGATGTTCGCCGCGCCGTTCGGCCTCGATCAGCAACCGCTGATAGACCGGCGACGTCAGCCAGGCGTGCGCCACGCTGTTACGCCGCGGTGACAGCTTCGGAGCTGCAGCGGTTGCGGCCTCAGCGGACATTGGCGGCGATACGAAGATTGCGTTGGCGACGTCGCAGGCGCTTGGCCGCGGCATCGGCGATCGCCCGCTCCTTGCGCTCCAGCCGAAGCCGCTCCACCTCGGCGACGCGCCTCAGGAACGCATTGTCCGCGGTAGCCTGGTCAATGACCTTATGGACGATGTCGTGCATCAATGACCCTCAATGATAGAGGCCGCCGATCGGCGGCCTCCTCAACTGATGCGCGGCTCGCAGGATATCAGCGCTTGCGCGTCTTGGCTGATGTCCTTCGCGCCGTGGATTTGACCGACTTCTTCGCGATCTTCGCGCGCGCCGGCTTGCGCTTTGTTGCAGTGCTGGCCATGCTGTCTCCTCTTTTGCCGCAGGCAAATCACCTGCAGCAGGAGAGAATCACGGCCGATTCGGCGAAGCAAGTTCCGGAGCGCATCGATGGCGGAAAGCAACTGGATCCCGGGCACGAGCATCATGGAGATCCTCAACGCACGACTGGCTGAGTGCGAGGCCCGCGGCGTG